CCTTCCTTTATCTCCCCGAAACGGTCAAGACCAGTCACAGACTCACCCTTTACAGTCCGACCTGATCCCGAAGGTTCCTAATGGCTACCAAAACTGGCAAAGCCCTACGAGGGGCAACTAAGCCAAGGGTGCACACACCTCTCCTCAAGGGCAAAACTAGAGGCGATGAGGTTATCGAGTTCGCTAAGCAATTAGGCGAGCCCTTGATGCCTTGGCAAGAGCTTATCGTCAAGGATTTCTTCACAGTAGACGGCAAAGATAAATTCATAAGACGTAGTGGGTTGCTATTAGTCGCAAGACAATCAGGAAAATCGCATCTAGGCCGAATCATGTGCCTTGCCCATCTATTCCTATTTAAGAGTCCTCGTGTGCTTATAGCCTCATCCAATAGAGCGATGGCATTGGTTTCATTTCGAGAGATGTGTTACCTCATTGAAAGCCATGACTTTCTTAATCTTCAAGTAAAGGCTATTCGTTACGCTAACGGCACAGAATCGATCGAATTACTTCCTGAGTTTGGCGGTGGTCGCTTAGATGTAGTCGCAGCAACTAGGGATGGCAGTCGCGGACGCACCAGTCATTTCACTTGGGGCGACGAGCTCCGTGAATGGTCAGAGGAAGCCTTTACAGCTATCACACCTACAACTAGGGCTACAGATGGTCAAACATTTTGGACTAGCAATGCTGGCGATGCTTTTAGCCTGCCGCTTAATTCGCTAAAAGAAAGAGCGAGCGAAAACCCTCCTAAGACATTTGGGTATTACGAATACTCAGCACCTAACATGTTAAAGGTGGACGTTAATTCTAAAGCATTTTGGGATGGCGTAGCAATGGCCAATCCAGCTTTAGGAATCAGAGTGTCGCGAGAGGCAATCGAGGAAAGCTTATCTACTTCCAGCCATGACGCGATTATGACCGAGCTGTTGTGTTTATGGGTTTCCAGTCTTCAAAGTCCGTTCCCTCCGGGTGCGCTTGAGGAGTGCGGGGATAACAGTTTAGAGATGTCACCCGGGGCTTACACGGTATTTGCCTTTGATGTTTCGCCGTCGAAAAGAATGGCTTCATTATGCGCTGGCCAAATCCTTCCCGATGGACGGATAGGTATCGGAGTTCTTCAACAATGGCAGAATGACGTGGCTATTAACGATCTAGAAGTGGCGGCTGGGATCAAAGGATGGGCTGATCTTTATCGCCCACGACAGATCATGTTCGATAAGTATGCGACGCAATCCATTGCCGATCGCCTTGCCAATGCTGGCCAAGTCGTCGAAGATTGCAGCTCCAATAACTTTTATCAGGCTTGCGGAGATTTACTTGATGCGATGGTAAATCGTAAAATGGTTCACAACGGACAAAGGTCGATCATTGAATCCTTTGAAAGTGTGGCAGCTAAAGTCACAGATTCCGCGTGGAGAATCGTCAAGCGTCGGTCCGCTGGCGACATTTCAATTCCGATCAGCGTCGCCATGATAGTTTGGAAACTCACGAAACCTCAACAGATCGCAGCAATCTACACCGCATAGTGTATAATTGCCCTCTATGGGTATCCTTTCGCGCCTTACAGGTGCAGCACCGAAAGCAAATGTCGAGGCTCAATACGCACCTCAGGTCTTAGGTGAGTATTCACCTTATGCGATGCCATTTCAATTCGCATACGTCGGTCGCACCGAAGCTATGGGCGTGCCAGCGTTAGCCAGGTGCAGAAACCTTTTGGCAGGCACGATCGGCACCATCCCACTCGAGCTCTATAAGAAGTCTACGGGTGAAGAATTAGGGAAGCCACTATGGCTAGATCAACCTTCTTATTCACAGCCTCGTTCAGTAACTATTGCTTACACAGTCGATTCACTTCTATTCTACGGCCAAGCATTTTGGCAAGTAGTTGAGACTTATCAAGAAGATGGTCGCCCATCACGTTTTGAGTGGATTGCTAACAGCCGAGTCACAGCGACACTTGATCGCGACAATGTTTTTGTCAAATCATACGCAATCGATGGAACTACAGTCCCAATGGACGGCCTCGGATCACTTATTACATTTCAATCATTGAGCGATGGCATTCTAAACACAGGTACATCAACAATTCGCGCAGCACTAGACATTCAGAAAGCCAGCGTAGTTGCAGCAGCAACTCCAATGGCAACAGGCTACATTCGTAACTCAGGTGCAGACCTTCCACCTGCCGAAGTACAGGGATTACTCTCAGCATGGAAAAATGCTCGCCTTAATCGTTCTACAGCTTATCTGACATCGACGCTTCAATATGAGGCAGTCGGATTTAGCCCTAAAGACATGATGTATAACGAAGCAATTCAGAATCTTGCAACCGAGATCGCTCGCCTTTGCAACGTCCCACCTTACTACGTCTCAGCAGATCAGAACACGACAATGACCTACGCCAACGTTCAAGACGAAAGGCTTCAGTTTCTCACACTATCCCTGCAGCCGTTCGTTTCTGCCATTGAGGATCGTCTCTCAATGGATGACATCACAGCTCGCGGAAACATTGTGAAATTTGATCTTGATAGCAATTATCTCCGCACCGATCCACTTAAAGAACTTTCAATCATTCGTGAGATGCTCGATCTTCAGTTAATCACTCAAGAACAAGCAATGGCGATGACAGACCTAACACCTAACGGAAGCGAAGGCATGCAATGAAAGAGATGCTCACATTCTCAGCAGAACTGACAGCAGATGCGTCAGAGCGCACAATCTCAGGAAAGATCGTTCCCTTTAATGGCGAGGTCGGTAATACGTCCGCCGGTGCCGTTGTCTTTGAGCGTGGCGCGATTAACATAGCTGATTCAAGCAAAGTGAAGCTCTTACTAGAGCACGATCCTAAGCAGCCAATCGGTCGCGCTCAATTCTTTAACGAAACAGAAGATGGAATCTTTGCATCTTTCAAGATCTCTAAGTCATCCCGTGGCACCGATGCTCTCATCGAAGCCAGCGAAGAACTCCGCACCGGACTTTCAGTCGGAGTTATGGTCAATGCAGCAAAGCCTAAAAATGGCGTGCTGTATGTCTCGAGTGCTGACCTACTCGAAGTAAGTTTGGTTCAGGCAGCAGCCTTTAAGTCTGCAGCCGTAACCGATATCGCGGCGTCTGAAGATGAAGCCGTAGAAGAAACCCTACCAACAGAAAGCGAGACAGCCACCGTGGAAGAAACCACTTCAGCAGTCGAAGCAACACCTACAGTTGAGGCTGCCGCAGTTGAAGCTGCTCGCCCTGCTGTAACAGCAATGGCTTACACAAAGCCACGCATTGAAGTAACAGCTGCAAAGTATGCAGAGAACACAATCCGCGCAGCACTCGGAGACGACGTAGCTCGTCAATGGATCGCAGCAGCGGCAGACACATCTGACAACGCTGGTCTCGTACCAACACGTCAGCTCTCTGAGATCATCAATCCTCTCGGAACAACCATCCGCCCATCAATCGATGCAATCTCTCGTGGAGTGCTTCCAGATGCTGGTATGACATTTGAGATTCCAAAGATCACACAAATGCCAACAGTTGCAATCGAGCCAGAAGGCGACGCATTCAGCGACACAGATCAGAACTCAAGCTTCCTTTCAGTAACAGTACAGAAGTACGCTGGACAGCAGACATTCTCAGTTGAATTGCTAGATCGTACATCTCCAGCATTCTTTGATGAGCTAGTCCGCAACATGGCAGCAGCTTACGCAAAGGCAACTAACTCAGCAGTAAACGCTGCACTTATTTCAGGTGCAACTGCAGATGCGACAACAACAGTCACATACCCAACTGCAGCAGAACTCCTTGGAATTGTTGCTCGCGGTTCAGCATCTGTATATGGTGCAACTGCAGGTCTTCCAAATCCATTTGCTCGCAACATGGTCGTGTCTACAGGACAATGGTCAAACATCATGTCACTTAACGATTCAGGACGACCAATCTACACAGCGTCACAGCCAATGAACGCAGGCGGAGCAGTTGCTCCAACTTCACTCACAGGTAACGTTGCTGGACTCAACCTTTACGTTGATCCAACAAACGGTGGCGATGGAGATGGAACAATCCTTATCGTTAACCCAGATGCGTACACATGGTACGAGAGCCCTACCTACCGCCTACGCGCCGAATCTACGGCCGCTGGTCAGGTAACAATCGGCTACTACGGCTTTGGCGCAATCGCGACCAAGGTTGCAGCAGGCGCATTCAAGAACAACAAGGCCTAACAGCCACCTAAGTCGCTCGGAGGGTAGTGCCCTTCTACCCTCCGAGTCTTTAGAAA